TAAGATGCTGCATCATCTGCATTCGTTTGTTGATTTGTGACATGTTTCATTCTCCTTGGTAGAGCACTAGATGCATGTTCTGCATGTTCTGCATGTCTTGCGCTCTCATAGCTGCTGCGCCAGTATCTAAAGTCTGCGGTTTTCAGCATCACCTTCATATGCTAGGCATGGTCTGAGACAAATCAAACTCGCAACTCTTGCAGCAGCTATGACAGAGCAAGTCTGTCAGCTTCCACTACATCGCTTCAGTTCCACTGCCAAAAAGCCAAACTCCAAGAGCAAAAATCGAGAGGGTTATGGCTATGTACAGATACATAGCACTATTCTCTGCCCACCGTGCAGCGTGACAAGTCAATAAAAACTTACGCATTTCAATTCTCCTTTGTCATCACGTGAATCCTCTACGTGTGTCGCACGGCGGCTACGCCGCTCGACGCTTGGCGCTAAAGTTTATCAAACTCAGGATCAAACTGAATCTTACCATCCTCAGAGATGTCTGGAGACTCATTGTGAGAGAGAAAACTATCTTTCACACGCTGTCTCTCTGCTGTGACACGTTTGACCATTTCAATTTCTTCTTGTGTGATGGTCCTAGAAATAGCATCCTCACGTATAGCGGTGTTTATCGCCTCTTGTGTGGTTTCTACAGTGAGTGAATATAAGTCTCTGTTAGAGAGTGTGGGTAATTGCGTTGCCGCGAGTCTTATGGTATTAATATACCTTGCTCTCGCAGCCGCATAATCTTTACACTCTTGTTTAAACACAATCTTTGCTCTGTGATGTCTGATTATAGCAGCATCAGAACTTTCAGAGCCGATAAGCTCAAACCTGACTCGTGTAAACACAGAGCACGCTTTCTTATACTTCATCTGTGCCAGCGCAAATTCAGCTAACGCATCAGAGTTTGTATTCTGTACTGCTTTACCGAAACTCATTTATGTTGCCTCCACTCTTTCGAGTGTATCATGCCTAACCCCCGGCTGTCAAATGTCAGGTCTTCGATAACCCCTTTGGAATCATCGCTTTCCGTGACCTCTCCCAAGCCGGAAGAAATTCACCCGCGCATGTGGCCGTCATCCGTCCTCGTCTCGCGTCGCCTTTTCACATCTTCAAGTGAGAGAACATTTTCATGCTTGAGAGAAAGAGACGTAGTAGAATCATCTTCTCTTCTTCAAATCCTTCTTCTCCTCTCTATATATGTTAAATAATATATTTTTAAGATTGGCTCTGATAAATGAAAACACATTTTACTAAGATGTTTTTTCCCTTGCTACAATTTATGTGCGTTCGATCCCTTTTTCGCGCGCACCGCGTCCTCATCGACCGCGTGTTTTCTTCCAGCTTGGGAAGGCTTCGAGAAGTCGTTGAAAAGAGAGCGCTTATCGAAGTGCTGACAATTGAGACCTCCCCATCGGGTTATTTCTAGTACGAGAGAGAGAGAGAGAGTACATGCACACAACACACAAGCACAACGCGCTGACAAGTCACTCTGCATAGACTCATGCTGTAACTTGTCAGTGTATTGCGCGTGAATATGATTGTACAGCTATTTAATCATATTCACATCAAAACTAAAGAACCGACACAGCGCACGGAAGGCTTTTTCTTGAACTTCCGGTAGGAATGTGCGCTTATCTAGCAGCTTTGCCTTGAGTGCGCTGAGCAAGGTGGATTGTTGCGAACTACTGGTGATGTCTCTCAGCTTGCCAAGCTCGTTCCCAGCAAACTTCTTAATTGCTTCCTCACCGCTGCTCAGACTCAAATACCACTGAGCTAAGGTTCCTAGATAAACGGCGCGTGACTCACTGAAAATGCGGCTGTCTGCTTCACCCGTGATAGCGGCGATACAATACAGCGTAGCCGAATCGGTGATTCCCACTTGAACGTACTCCGTATACCGATCACGCTCGCTGTCTTTCAATCCAGCCCAGCGGCTGCTGAGTGCGATTTTCTGTCTCTCACTCAACACATCCATAGGATTAAATGTGCCTTGTGTTGTGATACTCGGAGACGCCTTTACTTCCGGTGTCTTCACTGTGTCGGCAACCTTCACGGTTCCCAACGTGTCTGTCATTGTGTTTGCCATTGTCTTATTCTCCATACAGAGTCAATACGCTGTGCTCGGGCGAGGGCAATGTGAGAATCTTTCGTAGCGTATAAGCTACTGATTCCATTGTCCAATGGAGTGAGTCTAACTATCGCCCGAGCACAGCATACTACACTGTGCGCGCCATCTCTGCAAGTCGAGTGTTGCCACACATACGCATTACACGTATTCACCGCTATGGCGCTTGTCTTTCAATTGTCAAAATATCAGGTTCTCTGGTCCTTGCTGTGGCCTAGGCCGATGGGAATTGTGCTTATGCACTTCCCCCATGCTGTAAGACTAGACCTATCGACTACCAGGTACAATACATCTTTAGTGGTATTGACAAAGCATCAATCTATGATACAATGTTGTAGCAGTTACTCTCATACTATTAACTACTCAACACACACTCCCTGTCATACACTTCTGCTGCATCATACACTTCTGCTGTCTTTGCTTACTCTACTCTGATTGCTGCTTCTGCTGCCTCATACATCAAACATGTAATACGCGACTCTCCGCCTTAAAAAATAAAAATCTTCGCGCTAGGGTGGGGGGACTCCTCTACTAATTTTTTCAGAAAAATAGAAATAACTGAAGCTAGTACAAGCGAACATGCAGTACAAGAACACATGCGTACAAGAACACATGCGTACATGCGTACAAGAACACATGCGTACAGGTAGAGTTGGTGTATGCTAAGAGTGTAGAACATGAGTCGGGCGGCGCTCGGAGGGGGGCGTGTATACGAGATAGAATGAGTCAGAAAAGGTATTTTTAAGGGTTGAAAATACCCCGTGGGCGCTTGACAGCCGCCGTAGAATCATGGTAGACTTAAAACATGGACTCGAACCACACATACGAAGAAAATGTGTCCAAGAATACTGCTGGAGGAGCTGTGCTCTCAGAGGAAATGCAGGCAGCTTTTGCACAATCTTTTGATGCTTCGCCTCTCCGTCGCGCTCTCTTGGCGCATTTCACACGCTATGATGGTCTTCTAGAACCTCGCGTCGGTCCACAAAAAGGTGATCTTTAATGGCAGGAAAAATAAATTCTAATCACCTGCATTTCGGTGGCTCGATAAGTTCAAAATCGGGATTGCTAGGTTCTAAACCCTCGCAAGGGAACACGTTCAAAAAATTCCAGCGACTTGAGAAGATAGTACGTCTTGAGAATGCTGGGTTTAGTGAAGGTGCTATAGCTTCAATGCTCTGTATCTCAGTACATCGCTTATGTCATATTAAAAAATCTCCAGATTATCTCACTGCTCGTATCAAAATCACTCACGGCATCATCATGGATCAAGATGCTAGTCTTGATATGATAAAAGCTCAGCGCCGGGAAATGCTCACACAGATGCTTCCCGCGGCGCTCCAAGTTTTGGCGAATGAGATCCAGTCACAAGGAATCACTCTTGCAGAACGAAAGCACAAAGTTGCTCTCGCTCAAGATATCCTTGATCGTGAAGGCTTGTTCGCCAAAATATCCAAGACTGAGATTAAGCCTGTTGATTCGTTTGACTTTGAGCGTGCAGACGAAGCATCCAAGAGCATCATCAACACAATTCGCAGTATTGCTCCAGCGCCTCTTGGCGCCTCGGAACACTCTGCGGCTGCTGTCAAAGCGAATGTAGAGTTTTCAAACTCTCACACTCTGAGTGCCTCCGATCAAGAAGCGGCGCTCAAGCATCTTGAGGAAGCCGCTGCGACAGATGCACAGTTGCTAAAACTTCTTCCTACAGATGGAATGGTGAACTAAAAACAGAAAGCGTGCCTTGTGAAATCTTGGTACTTCAATACGTGGTCTCATATCATCGAATGTATCGAGGTTGAGCTAGGTCTTGACAACTTTTATCATTAACGAACTTAAAGGAGTAGCAAATGAGTTGGCTTAGTACACTAGGCAACGATGTGAAGAAGGTATTCAGTTGGCTTGGTTCTTCTAAAGGACAAGCTATAGTTGGAGCAGGAGAAAGTCTTCTTGAAGTTGTTGATCCTGCTCTGGATGGCGTGATCACTATTACAAATACCTGGCTTCAAGAGATTTACAAAGCTCAGGCGCTTGCTACTGCTGCGGCAGCTTCTCCTTCAACTAGCGGTGCGCAGAAAGCAGCAATGGTTCTCACTGCTTTGACTCCGCAAGTTGTAGCTTTTGCACAGGCTCAAGGTCTTCCGGTTCCAACGGGCACTAATCTTATCAACGCGAATAATGCGCTGGTAGTATTTTTGAATGCTCTTGGCGCAGATTCTACAGCAACTACCTCTTCGGCAGTTACCACCACTGTTACGGTACCGAAGGTGCAAACTCAGGTTTCTGCTGGCACGCTTCTCTAAGGAGATTCTTCATGGCCCTTCAAATGCAGACATTCAGTAACTTCACTCCTGCTATGTTTACAGCTTTGATCAACAAGATCAACACAGATACAGGACAGAATATTGCTGAAACGCTTAATGAGACAGTTACCGTTACACATGGCTCATTTGTCTTTACCTTCAACTACAACCCCACGACAGCAGTTCTTATGATCCAGTGTCTCAAGAAGCCATTGTTCATTTCTGCTACTATGATTGTAAACGGTCTTGCTGAAGAAGTCGTAGAAGTTATCGCAACTACAAGAGGCTAGTTTGAGCCAACGAGAAGTAGAACAGCGCGTGCGCGAAGCTCTCCAGTCTCTCGAAGTAGGGGCGACTGGAGATACTTTTGTGCCGCGGTCTACTGTTCTTGGTTACAATCTCATTCCTACAGAACTCTGTAAAGATGCCGCAGAAAAGAAACAGGTTTTCAGAGCTAATGCTTTGATGGACTTGTTTTACTTTAGTAAAGTGGTACTTGGTAAAGCTAGATTCTCAGAGAACCTTCATCGTTATATGTGCTCTATAATGATGCGAGATGGGCTAAAAGAACTGATAGAAATTCCACGTGATCATTTTAAGAGCACGGTTTTCTCAGAGTGTTATCCAATCTGGCGAGCGCTTCCATTTGGTACACGTGAAGAAGATTTTTTCACGAATGTCGGTTATACAGACTTATACATCGAGTGGATGCACCGCGCGCACTCTCAAGATATTCGTATGTTGCTGGTCTCCGAGACGATTACAAACGCTATTAAACTTGGTAGCAGAATCGGAAATCATTACACGAATAACACTTTTTTTCGTCAGCTTTTTCCAGAGATCTTACCCACAGAAAAAGAGACGTGGAAGAATGAATCTTTACATCAGCGGCGTACTCCTGCTGGTCGAGGCCAAGGTGAAGGAACATTTGACTTCATTGGTGTCGGCGCTGCGCTACAATCTCGTCATTACGACGGCCCAATTATTCAAGATGATCTTGTTGGACGTGACGCAAGAAAATCTCATGTTGTAATGAACGATACAATTGATTATCATAAGATTCTTGTCGGTGCTTCTGATAGAGGTAAAGGTAATCCTGGAAGAGATTTTGATGAAGTTGTAGTAGGTAATCGCTGGTCACACGACGACTTGAATTCCAACATTAGAGAAGAAGAACCTTACTTTGGCACTCACACACACTCAGCTTTGGGTGGTTGCTGTGATGCTCATCCTTTTGGAAAACCGATTTTTCCAGAAGAATGGAATCTTGATCTCTTACTCAAATGGAAGCGGCGTCTTGGCAGTTATCATTTTAGTTGTCAGTTCCTTAATTATCCTATTGATCCTACTAAAGCCAAATTCAACATGGCTGATTTTCGTTACTTTAATTTTGAAAAAGTCACAGGTGCGCTAGCGATACCGAAGGAGTCTCCTATTGTAAACAGACTCTTCGAGACTTCACAGCCGCAGCAGTATAGAATTGCGATTCGTCACCATGTCGCCGCTGGTGATGTAGAGAAAGATGTTTTCCCACGAAATCTTGATCGCTATATGACAGTCGATCCTAATCACGGTGGCTCGCATCTAGGAGCTGAAGCCGGCAAAGACGGTCGGTGCCGTCATGCTATAGCAGTTACTGGTGTTACACGTGATCCACGTAGAGTTTACTTGCTTGATCAATGGGCAAAGGCTTGTCCTATTGATGATTTTGTCAAGCAGATTTTCTTTCTTGCTGTGAAGTGGAAACTCCGTGTAGTTTACATTGAAGCAGTCGCCGCACAAAAGTATCTGCTTTATCATTTAAACTATTTTGTCGAAGAGCACAAGCACACACATCCAGAGCTTATCGGCATACAGTTTCTGCCTCTGAAAACTCCACAAAACGTCAACGCTAAAGCAGAGCGAATTGAGAACTTCATTCCTCTCGTAGAACGTCACGAACTTTGGCTTGACGCAAACAACTGTACAGAGTTCAAGGAAGAAGCAGAACAGTATGGTCAACGTAAAGGTCTAATTGACTTGCTTGATGTGATCTCCTACGGTCCTCAAATTTGGAAGTTTGACAAAGTCTCACAGGAACGAGTGGATGATTTCCTGGCAAAACAGATCGCCCAGTATCGGCAACGCGTAGCCTCAGCAGCAGCATAAGAGGGAGACTTAATCTATGGACTGGGCAGCGTGGGGACCGACTATTGTAAGCATCATAACCTGCATCTTCTTTGCTGGTGTGCTGTACTCGAATCAGTTAAGCCATGAAAAAAGACTCAATGAACACGATGTTCAACTTGAGGATCATACGAAAGAATTCAAGTCACACGCTGTAGAAATTGGCATGATTAAAGCTTTTCAGAATGGCTATGCAACAGCTAAGGCGCTTTACGAACATCGTGGACAAGTTCAGGAGTAGAAAACATGAATCTCTCAGTACAATGGCTTTTGGTTTTTTACGTTGCGAATCAGATTCTCTCTTGCATGGTTCAGGCATTACCTGAACCAACTTCAACAAGTGGAATGGGGTATAGGTTTGTGTATAAGTTCTTGAGTTTGTTGATCGCAGATTTCAAGAGCTTCTCGGATACGTTGCCAAAGCCTGTGCTTACTACTTCAACTTCTACTGGCTCTATTACTACAACTTCAGTACCACAGCCGGCCTCGTCTAAGACGGTAATTGTCGAAACGCAAGCCGCACAACCAGTACAGAATGTGGGCATACTCTAATGCCATTTCAGCCGCCGACAGAAGTTACCGAAAAAGAGTTTGGCAGAGAGTCTTACCATGATTTGTGTGATTTTATCAAGGATAAGACTGCACATCTTGATCGGAGACTTCAGACTTTTAGAACGGAAAAGTTGCCTGAGTACGTGCGTTTGTACAAGGCACGGCCAAAGAATAAGGAAGCCGATTGGCCCTGGCCGGGCGCTGCTAATCTGGTGATTCCTATAATCGGCACGGCATCTGACGAGTTGCTGGCACGTATTATGGGCGGTATTTATATGTATGATCCGCTCTGGTCGGCTACAATCAGTGGTGATCTTCCCTCAAAAGATGGGGAAGAGCTTAAGCAAGTCGTACAGAATTTCCTGATCGACATGGCATATGATCCAGATGAACTTGATCTATATCGTGTGGAACAGAGTGCATTTCACAGTGCGATTAAGTATGGTACAGGCATCATCTATACACCTTACGAGTTTGAGGAACAAGTTGAGCGTGTGTATATAGGTGGCGGAGTTTCAGATGCGGCACCGGTACAGTCAAAGAATCAGTCATTTGTGAAACGCGATGGTCCTCATCCTGAGTTGCTGCCGCTCAATCGTTTTGGTTTTGATCCTTCAGTGCCGAAGCTAGAGAACATGAAGTTCTTCTACCACATCGACTCGCTTGATATGTGGGCCGTACAGGATTTACGAGCGAAGAGTCCGTACTATAAACAGAGTGATATTGACCAGCTCTTACAGAATCCTGATGCCGTACAAGAGACTGAGATGGAACGTGAGATTAACTCACAGTTTTCGATTGACTCAAGTGGTGTAGATACTGGTGCAGCGAGATGGTACATCTACACTTGTAACTTCACTTATCTCTTGAATGGGCAGACATACGCATTTCAAGCAAAGTATCACAAGAATTCTGAGAAGGTTCTCTACATAACCTTTAACAACTATCCCAAGAACATGCTCGCATACCAAGACATGAAGCTCGCATACGATGATGAATCCTATCTTGGCACAGGTTTTGCTGAGATGATTCACATGGTACAGAAGGAACTCTCGAATAATAACAACTGGCGCACGAATAATCGCAACATGGGAATGCTTGGTGTATGGCGCGCTGATCCAGAATCAAAGCTCTCTTCAATGCTTGATATTTTTCCTGGTGTATGTCTCCCAGGTAGAAAAGATGAGATCGAGCATATTAAACCTGCTATGGATGTAGGTTACAGCGACGGTCCTGATCAGTTTCACATGGCAATAGCTAAAGAACGTACTGGTGTCGATCCAGCAATGGGTGGTACGGGTGGTGGAATTGTGAACCAGAAGCGCGGGATTTACAGCGCTTCTGGTACTTCGATGGTTATGGCACAGCAGAACAACAGAAACAGTCTGCGTACTGGTGATATGCGTTCGGCGCATGTAAAGTTGGGTTGTAAGTTTCTTACTATGTACTCAAATTTCGGTATCGGTGACAAGCTAAAGAAATATGGCAACGATGCCGAGAAACTAAAAAAGGCGCTTGAATTGTACAAGTCTGGTACACTTGGACTAAGACTTCGGCCTTCTAGTGCCGCAATGAATAAAGAACTTGATCGACAGAATGATATTCTGCTGTCTGACAAGCTCGATCGCATTTATCAGTACCAAGCGCAGATAATTCAGGCAATTAACACGCCAAATATACCACCGGATTTAAGACAGTATTACTTGGACGTTCTTCTTGCAACAAGGGCAACTGGTCAAGCCTTGTTGCGTAACTTCAATAAGGATAACATCGACACAATTCTTCCAGACGTGTCGAAAATTATCGAAGCAGCGATGCAGCAACAACAGGCATCGCAAGCCGCAGTAAGCGGAGCAGGAGCAGGAAATGGAAATCAACAAGGTGGGCGACCTAATACCGTATCGTCTGTCCCTTCAGGAGCTATGGGCCAAGGAGGAGTTCCAGCCGGTACTGGCATATCTGAGTAGAATGAGGCAGGAAGCGTATGATTCTCTGTGCGCGATTGATCTTAAAGAACCCGCTGAGGCTGTGAAAACAAGAACTGTGCAATACGTAATGCAGTTAAAACTCTGTACAACGATTATGTCGTTACCTCAGGTTCTAAGAATGATTGAGGAACAGAGTGAACAGCTTGATAAAAAGGTAGTACAGATGAAAAACTCACAAGAGGGAGGTGAACTCTAATGGCTTTGTTCTCGTGGCAAAAGAAATCAAAGGAGGATGGAACAGAGGAGTTCACACTTCCTGACGAGCTTACAACAAAAATTGATGCTGGAGCAGCGGCGGCTGCAGATTTGACACCGAAGGTGACGGAGATTCTAGAGTCACTCAAAGGAATTAACAAGTTTGTAGAAACGCAAACAGCACGTGAAACGGCTGCGGCAGCAGCGGCAGCGTCTTCTAGGCGTACCGAGACTGCAACTGAGACTGAAGAGCGTATAGAGAGCCTTATGCTTGAAGGTAAGACTAAGGAAGCTATCGCTCTCGCGAATCAGCCACTCATCAATGAGGTCATGCTTACTCGTGCAGATCGCATTAAGCGTGAAGTGTTTGAGGATGCTGAGAAGTTTCCATACTATCATGGTGATGTCAAGAAAGAGATTGATGCACTGCTTGAAAATCAACCTGTGCAGTTTCGTAACAACGCACAGAATGTCGAGAACTGCTACCATACGATTCTTGGCAAACATACCACAGAGCTTGTGGAAGGTAAACTTAAGAATCGCTTTGCTGGTTCTGAAGGTGGACGTGGCACAAGCACAGGTTCTGCCGGTTCTTCTGGCACGGCGACCAAAGAGCGTCCGGCGATCACAGATGATGTTCGCAGGGCTGCTAAGTTACTTGGCTTCAAAGCAGAAGATTACGCTAAGATTCTGGACGATGAAGGGATTGGGTACGCTTAATGCCTGAGATCAATCATAAAATCGAATCGCCAATTTCTACTCCGTCAGGAGCCGATCTTGAGAAGCAGATCAAAGCGATCCTCGCGAAAACTGCACAAGAACGAGTTGAAGCCGCACAACCAAAAGAACCTGATTGGGCAACTCTAACAGAGCGGGATGCTTGTAATCCTGCGATTTATATTCCTGTAATCGATCACGCCATTCCTGATTACATGAATATGAAACTCAAAGATCCTGAGTATGAGGTTGTTTGGGCTAATAAGGATCAGCGTCGAGTTGGTCAGCTTCAGGCTGAGGGATACGAGCTTCTCAAGAAAGATCACGTACATCCTAGTTTCAAACTTCCACTTCTCTTCAGTTCTGAAGGGTTGTACGAATATCAGGATATTATTGCTATGCGAGTTCACAAACGTATTCTCTACGGTAAACGTCGTAGAGGACTTGAGCTTTCTCAACAACAGCTCAGGAATAATCGTAGACCGCCATCGACAAGGATTAAGGATACTTTTGATCTCTCAGGTACTCCTAGTCCTGAGTTTGGCACGTTCTACGATCCAATGGTCTAAACCTCAACCTCGCAGCGAAGCAGGCGTTGCTCGAACATAAAGTTAAGGAGAGCATATGGCGGCAGCAAATCTTACCACCCATCTGCCTATTATACAAGTGCTGGAGAAGGCGGGTACTACGCCATATACCAGCTCTCAGCCGGAGGCGGCAGGGCAGACTTTTCTCTACGGCACGCCTGTACAACTCAATGGCTCAGGTTTTGTACAAGCCTGGGACGGTACGACTGTAACGGCTGGGATTCTAGGAGTAGCGGAATCCTTTGGCCTTAACCTCGGTACAGCAGGTGCGGGTGCTCCAGTACCGCCATTTGGTGGAATTACTGGAACCGACGCTATCGCAACTTACGGTACGGTTCCTAATCAGCCTCTTGGTGTGAACATTGCTATCGGTACGCCGGTATCTGATGGACGCACTTTGTATATGGAGCCGAATCAGGATAACATTTTCCAGGCTCTGTATGATAACTCTACTGGTACTGTTGCTGCTAACTGGACTACAACTCAGGCAACTGTTGGCGCTATTCTTGGTCTGACCAAGGATGCTAATGGTTACTGGTATGTGGATGGTGGCAAGACAGGTGGTAGTGCTGTTGTACAGGTTGTCGGTCTTCCTATGGGACCAGGACTTAACTCTCTCGTCAACTTCGTCTTTCTCACCGCCGCTATTCAGATAGCTTAATCGAAGGAGATCATCTATGCCTCAAGTAAGGGCAAAGTTTGCACAGTTAATGCAGCCGGGGCTGAGGAAGATTTACTTCGACAGTCTCGACAACCAGCTCAAAGCATCGGATTATCCAAAAGTTTTTCACGAAGTGGATTCCGACTCTGAGTATGAGCAAGAGCTTGAGATGGCAGGAATTTCAGTTCTTGTGGAAAAACCTGAAAATGCCTCAACCTCTTACACAGAGATGAAGCAAGGCGCCTCGAAGCGTGTGGAGCCGCTCACTTACTCTTTGGGTATTCGTACATCCAAGGAACTGTATGACGATGACAAATACGGACTTGTTGGTAAGAAAGGTCCGACTCTGCTTGCACGTTCCGCGGCGTTCACCAAGGAGATGATCGCGTGGAATGTGTTCAACCAAGGTTTTACCTCAGCGGTTACGACTTTTGACGGTAATCCTTTGTTCTACAATCAGCACGCACTCTTGGGCGGTGCGCAGGCTACAAACATTGCTCCTGGCGCAGCGGGTGTTATCTCTGCTGTGGGTACATATCCTAATCGGCCTCCGGTGGATGTGGACTTCTCAGTTGCAGGTTTGCAACTTGCTACTAATCATGCAGCGCGTATGATTGACAATATGGGATTCCCGATTCGGTTGAAGTGGGAAAATCTCATCACTCCTCCAGAACTTCGGTTTTTGGTTCGTGAGATTCTTGGCTCTCCTGGTAAACCGGGTTCGTCAGATAATGACATAAACTCGCTGCTGCCTGAAGATTACAAGAATCTTGAAGTTCCGTGGTTCAATAGTCCTAGTGCGTGGTTCTTGGTCGCGTCCAAGCAAGATCATGCACTTGAAGTCATTAATCGTGAATCTCCGACAACGGATTTTGACGATGACTTCGACACTGATGCTATCAAGCAGAAGACTCGTATGCGTGTTGCTGCTTGGTGCCCTCGGTGGCAGGGGGTATGGGGGACTCAAGGGCCGTAGGATTACAGCAACTCATCGCTGTGATAGTAAAGGGGGAGTCGATCCTGCTCCGCTCCCCCTGATACTCTAAGGAGTTCAAGTGACCTTTTTTGCACAGACCGGATTACGACATACACATCTTACAGGCCCGTGGCATTACTGTGATCGGTGCGGTAAGAAAACAAAGATCGCAGATATGAAATGGGAACGTGGTTTACTTCTTGGTCCAGAGTGTCAGGATTCTCATGGCATTCCGGGACTTCTGGGAGAGCGAGACGTTAGAATCGCGCAGGTTCTTACAGATGGAAAAGAAGAGTTTGTACCTGTAGAAAAGCTTCGTAATCCAGACTTTGCAGAAGAGGTTGAGGATTTTCTTGTCTAGAGCGCCGAGGCGCTGGAGGATTCAATGAGTTATACTGATGGAAGGTGGGAACAAGGTTCCTCGAACCCTGACCTCCAGATTTTTGTCGGAGCTTCAGAGTTTAAGGACGTAGCTGGACTCGCTACGATTGCAAGTGCTGGTGCTGGACTGCTTTCGTGGCATGT